GGGCTCGGAGATGTGTATAAGAGACAGGTATAGCTATTATTACAAGTAACTGAAATAGAAAAACTATTTTTAAATCGCCATAAAAAATTATTGCTTGAATTGCTTGCAGTAGCAGGATTGGCAGGAGCATTCACAGTGAAACTATCTACAAGAGTACCATCAATGTATAATTTTATAGTTGCAGTTGAAGCACCTGATGAAGAAGCAGACCCTTCAACTGCACTATAGCTTGTCAAAAAACCACTGCCTGACACAGAAATTACTGTTGTTTCTGTTGTACCTATATTCCCATGACTTGCACCCCAGCTTTTTGGAGTTGTATTCCCCCAATTGTAGACAGGAAGTGCAGACACAGTATTTTTTACATCCGTCACCTTTGCGTGTAAGCTCCCTGAACTACTCGCTGAATCTGTTCTAAGTCCTATTTGCCTTTGTAGGTAACTGTAAATTGCTTCAAAAAAACCAAACATTTAATTCACCCCCCATTTTATTGCAACACCATTGCTATCATATGTTGGCACGAGCTGTTCTACTATTTCCCATGTACCATCACTTGCCGGAAGCCATCTCCAAATATAAGCAATAGTGCCATCTGCATTGTACACAATCATTGTTTTACCATTTGTGCCATATATCCCGTGTCTAAGTGTATATGTTCCTGCAGTTTCAGCAAAAACCTTGAAATGTAACGCATTCCCTGCTGTCCATGCACCACTTGTACTAGACCTGTAATAAACAGGATAATTACTATCTTGAGATGCCTCACCACGCCAAAGTAAATGATTTGTTGAATTTCCTGCTTGGTCTACCCTAAGCCAATAGTATGCACCTGTTGTTAATCCGCTTAAATCTACAGGCAAGCTGATAAATGAGGCTGACGCTGGGAATATTTTAGCTGGAAAAGTTATGGACTTAAGCAGTACACCATCGTTAGTACCGTCCGATTTGAAAGTATTGTCTCGTATCTCTAATGTTAAATCTGCACCTGAACCAGCTCTTGATAATTCAAGTTCGACACGCCCAATTGTTGTCTGACCAGTTAGGGTAAATCTTGCTATATAGGTATTTGCTGACAAATCATTGTCAGTTACACCTGAGCCAGTTTTTGCGTCGGCTTGGGCACCATCAAAAATCAAAACACTCGGCTGCGCAGATATAATTGAATTCATCTGCGTTTCTTCTAATACAGTAACGCCATTTTTAAAAGCATAAAGAGCCATTCATATCACCTCTTATCCTGCTGAGAATGTAATTCGGCACTCGATTGTAAGCACCTGATTTGACGCCTTGCTTATTCCGCCTGTCGGCACTATCCTGTTCAAAAGCGTACCAGAATCTTTGTTATTTGTTCCTGCAAGAAATATTCCAAATTCTGTCCATGTTCCGTTTGCTTCGGATGATAGGAAAAAAGTTCTTAAACGTACCATATTGGCTTGCCTTGTCTTTGTCGATACTGCTTTTCTTAATCCCTCTGATACTAGTTTTATATCAGTAGCTACTGGAGTTGTATTGCCAGTGCCTAACGCTAGATACATAGGAATATTATTTGTAGTCTCATTAATTAGCAAAGAGGCGATGTAATTTAACCCCGCCTGTACTATTAGATTTTTCTCTCGTTTCATCAATTGCCCGTCTATATAAAATAGCCATTCACCAGTTACTTTAATATTTTCATTCATCTTGTTGCTACCTCCTTAATCGCAGACTACAAACCCACATAAAGGTGTCCTCACGTAATCCATAATTTCATTATCAAAGTTTAACTTATATGTTGTCCACTCGTCTACAGGCAACGGTTGTCCGCTTGCATACGCCTGTGCTATTTCTGCATCTGTACGAGCACGATTGGAGATGCGAAGGTCGTCGATGAGTGTGTTAAGCCAAAACTGGCTCAAATTCCACTCAGTACCTAAGCATATTCGAGTAAGATTGGGTATTGTTGGTAAAACCATTGTACTTGTTGTCTTAATACCGTTTAACCATACAGCACATATACCCTGACTTTTACTATAAACCCATACTATGTGGTTCCAAGCATTACGATTGAAAGTATTAGATGAATCAAAACGATAAGGAATAGTTCCATCATAATACTCCCACCGAACTTTATATTGATTAGTAGCATAAAAATCAAACCGATTGTCATTAGTAGCCTTGTTAATACTAACCAAATAGTTATAGACCGCAGTAGAATTATCAATTGGATGGTCGAGTATCCAAAACCAACCTTCTATAGTAAACTCATCCTGGTTTAGCACTCCTGCTGTAGGTATGGTCAGTGTTTCCGCTGCACGCGTACTGTCAACAAAAGAGGTAGCATAAAGCTTTTGTTCAAGTTGTATACCATCAACATAGCAAATCCCAGTTCGTGATGAATCAACAATAACACGTACTTGTACTTTTGCAACATTAGATGGTGTAGTCCATGTCATAGTATATCTTGTCCAACCTGAATTAGCACTACCAACACCAATTCCATAAGTATCTTGGTCAATCATATTATTATTACTATCAAATTCCCTTACATAAATTCGCATTCCGCTACTCATTTGATTGTATACATAAGCACTAAGTGTATAAGTTGTACTTGCTGATACAGATATAGTACCTGAATCTGTCTCCTGTGCGCCTGTTGGATTGGAAATCATTAAACAATAGTTACCAAAATATTTATTTGTATTCGTGATTGACATATTACTTGATAAAGTCCAACCTGTAGAACCGTTCTCAAAGCTACCGTTTGTAACTAAATTTGTCGTTCCTTCCTCTATCATTATTGCTTGTCCGAATTGTCCAGTCTCATAACGAGGACTGCCAGAAGCAACTTGCGTTCCGTTTGACAAGTATGCTACGGAATTACGAGTAAAGGTTGGGGCTGGTAAGACGAGTGCCGGAATGCAATGAATTATTGTAGGTCCCAGCTCATCTGTTATATTTGCTGTTTCTGCAATGTACTGAAATTTGTGTAGAAGTGCTGTATCGTTTGTTTGTTTTTTCTGCTGTGCTTTGTATAGAGCTGTTAGCCAATCAGCTATGCCCAAGAGCCTACCGCCATATTCCACTTTGTAAGTCCACTTTTCGGGTGAACAAGGTGTTATAGTCACTTTTTGAATTAGAAATGTGCCTTGTACTCCACGTGTAGGCAAATTAATTGAAAGTAATTGCCCTGGTGCCCAACCATCTACTTCAGTTTCAAATGTACCTTTTACCTGCGGATTAGAATATTGGCGTAAGTCAGCATTTCCAGCAGCTTCAGCAGCATCTATAGTGGTTAAAGAATCGTCATTTATAACATACTCATACACTCCATCTCCGCCTTGTATGGCAGCTATGGCTTGCTGACTTGCTACGTCTTCTACCATAGTTATTACGTCTATATCATACTGATAAGTAAAGCTTAAAGTCGTTCCTGCTGCTGGGGTTGGAGTCTGTGAACTGCATTTAACGTATTTTTCTTCATAATTCATCAAAAAATCGAATTGGCTTTCATTATCTACATTTTCAATACCGCAAGTCTTTGCTACACCACCAACAGTAATACTAATGTTGTGAGGACTATGTGGCAATACCCAAGTGCGAGCAACACCATCAGCACTTATCGAATATGTCCAAGGGTCTGATAACATAGTACCGCCACGAACATATACTCTATTACGTAGGCCTTGAGTATCAATATTATGCTGAAAATTTCTGAAAGGCCCACCTGGTGCTAAAGTTATAGGCGCTGCCTGGTTAAACTCTGCAGGATTAAAAAACCATATGTCTCTGTCATAGTCGACATACCAATCCCAACCGACATAGTCGGCTAAGTCTTTAAGACAGTCGGAAGGCTGCTCATAATCGAAAATAATTTCTTCAACCGTCGGTGCCCCAGATTGAATATGATTAGTAGTAAATATCCCACCGCCATATTTTGCAATAATATCTCTTGCTATTGCATCAGCAGCCATGCCTTGATATGTTTCAACCACAAGCTTTCTATTAAGCTGGTAAGTATAGTCTTGGCAAGTGCAGTCATACATTATTGCGGTATCAAGGTCAGTATCGACTAAATTAACCTGGTCTATTATTCCAGCAAATAGTTTTGTAGTGCCATTGTATACTATTACCTCTTGACCTTCAATAGGCGTTATATTTATGGTACGAAAAGAGCAGGTATCCACAGATTGTGTCAGTACCTGCTCAATTGAAAAACTGTCCGGCAGAATATATTCAGTACAAT